GTTAGTAAATATTCAACACCATAAGGCTATTGTATAGAAGATAATAAATTTGTATATTTCTAAAGATTATCTTCATCTTTTCCTAATTTTTCAGACCACGTTTCAACAATGGCTTCATAATATAAATGTGGTTCATATGAATAAGTCATATATACACGACTTTCATTATTTCTAGGATAAATATCTGTTCCATATATATATTCTGGATTTCCATAACTATCGTATGTAAAGTAAAAATTTGTAACTTCATCAGTTAAAGATAATGTGTTCCTGGTACGATAAATCTTTAAAGAATCAGTATCTATACCTTTCTTATGAGTATGAAGTTTAATACAATATCTGCCGTCTTTATCAGTAATAATCATTCCAAAATCTGGATTAGCTTGTGTGTAACCTTCAATATAAGTTTTTCCATCATGTTCATTACCATATTGCGCGACTAGTTCTTGCATTAATGCACTATTCTATCCAATCTATTCCTTATCAATTGTAATAGAGTTGGTATAATATTCAATTTTGGCTTTATATTCAGTTTCCTAATTTTCTAACGCTGCGATCTTATTCTATAACGGTACAATTTGTTGATTATAATGATGAATATCTTTTTCATATACATTAAGCGCACTAAGCTATGCTTCACTTAAATTATCAGTTTCTTTAAGATAATCAAAATTTATAACATAATCATCTAAAGTACGATTAGCTTTACAATCTGTAATGTTGGCTTCACCGCATAACAAAGTTTCATCTGCCATTGGACTGACATACATTTTAGTAATAATATCTGTCCCATCTAATTCTCTAGTTACGCTCTTTGAAGAATAAGGATAAGTAAAAGCCATAATATCTTTATCATGAATAAAATTATTAAAGAATATTACTTTACGTTTACTAATATGATAATTATCATCATATGAATATTCATATTTACAAAATATACCAAACTGTTTAGCAATCTCCTAAGTAATATTATATACATTACTATTAGACATTTCTACAATACGCTCTTTTTCTTGTGTACGTTCTATCTTATTCGGCTTTAACTCTGCATACTCATCCCATTCAGAAATATAGGCGTCTTCATATACAGTATCTGTTCTACGATCAAATGCGTCGTTAGTGCTGCTATAATAATACATTTGAATTTCATAATACCATTCTTTAGGATTTATTAAACCAGAAAAATTATATGCCTTGTATGATTTTAAACCAGCTTTTTCGCACCAATACTATACATTCGCTTTCTTTTCGGCTCCGCGAATAGTGTATGGGCTATTTTGCCAGGCATCTACATCCGCCATATATTCATCAAGCGATAATACATATTTATATCCAATTTTCCCTAATTCATGAAAAGCTAAACCTTCACAATGAACTTCACAATCAATTACATCACCAGAATGAGAATCTGTAATTTTAGTGATTAAAAATTCAAATATTTCCTCATCTATAGTTTTTTTATTAAAAATAACTTTAATCTTACGCATATTAATCATAAGATTACCATTAATAGTGTGCTACCAACAAGGATTTTCAATAATAACACCATTATCATTATAATAATGTGGAATTTTAAAAGTAAATTCCTAGGTTCCATCATCAGCAATAGTTAGCTTAGGGAACTATATCTTTCCTTTATTCTCTAAATCTGACCACTTCAGGACAGTAATAAAATCGTCCTGAAGGGTCCAAATAGAGACTTCATAACTACGGACTTCTTTCTTTAAAATGCCGCGCTCATATTGCTGTAAATAGGCATCTTGAATCTATTTGTCAGTAATCATATTATCTCCTCCTTTAACTCATTATAGGTACATATTTCTATACTAAATTTGTAATTTTCTTAATGGCACTGCCAAATCATGACTAATCACATGTGAATATTCACGGCCACGGGTTGTAGGCATCCATTTAACCACTTTACCAGATTCGTTAGGATAATTACGATCGCGTATAACTATATTATTCGATTGAACCATATCGCCGACATCTTCAGTTGACGTTACAACATTTGATATTTCTTCTAGCTCTTCGGAGAATACTACAATTCCGGGCATAGTGGTTTCATTTTCTTCATACTACATATACGTTCTAAGGAAAGTATTTACTGCCAACTAATATAAATTAGGATGTTCATCATCTGGTACGATACCACCACAATATCCATCCCAGCCCCAAGTTACTAAATTTTCATACTTCTAAGCCCAAGTTAAACTTGGATCTTCTGTAGCAACAGTAGCAATCTTATTTAATGCATTAGGTTCGTACTCTTTAATCTTTAATGGAATTTTTTCCGTCGCCTAACGATATGTAAAATTGCCTATTGCAGTACCAGTTTTGCTATTAAAACTAAAATGCATAGGAGTAATTTCTTTATTATCATCCATAAAGAACTAAGTCATACGTAAAGCAATAGATTCTGGAGGTGGAGTTTCATTTATGATACCATCATCGCCAATAAATGCAAGAACCCATTCTCTAACACCCGCATGACGTATTTCCTCATTAATTCTTTTCTTAATATCTGTGCGTGCATGACCATATTGATAATCATTTACCAAAATATCAACAGCCTTATTATAACTAGTAAGAATATTTGGCGTGGTAAATTTAAATTCCTATTTATTCTTCGATTCAATAGTTATTGTATTATAAGAACCATCTCTATTAACTATAGAATTGGCGATAGCATCGCAATATCCCTAAGTATTAAAAGTTGGAATAATTGTAAATGATAGAATCGTTGGCGCTGGTGCGGTACCAGCATAGAAGAAATTACCCTATTGTCCTGGCGCTAATACGACAATACCATCACCATTAACATCTACAATAGGACCAGCAATATATCCAATATAAGTTCCCGGAATACATTCACGTGAATCTAATACAATTTCTGGACTCGCATCAAACTATAAGCCAGTACCATCTTCAGTTGTAATCCAATGATAATCTTCAGTACCGAAACCAGTCAGAGAACGTTCTATATATTCTGCCTCTTCTATTTTGCCATCAATGCGCGCGCCTTCGCCAGTAGGCACACCATTAATCCATTGAATCTATGCTTCGGGTAAAGACCAAATCCATGATTCAACATTGCTAGAAACATTTGCATATGAACCATTACCTAATAGCATATTATCATCAATCATACTACCAAGAGGAATACCATCTTCATATAATATTTTTAAAGCATCTTGTGAAGCGAAAATATCAACTTCTTGTGGGGGATCATATGATGTGTCATCCCATAAGTCAACATAACGCTTCTACATTTTATCTCCTACTTTAACATCTACGATTTTACCTAAAATGTTATCAATCGCATACCAATGCGGTTCATCCATAACCATTTCAACTGTAATATCTCCTTTATATAAAGTGGTTTTAGTAGGATAATAATTACCGGAAATATTTACCTAAATATTTTCTTCAAAAGGAAGTAGAGAAATTTGTGGAGGTGTCGCAACACGAGCCATAATCGCGCGATTAGGATGCTCAGATAGAATTAATTCTTTTGCCTCACCGGCACGGAACCAATATAAAAAATCATCTAAAGTTTTCTATTCTATTCCATCTGTTGATAAAATAAATTGCATTGAATTAGTAGCATAATGTGTTCCCCAATAAAACTGTCCATCTAAATTATCATAAGTTGTAACAATATCATTAAATGCCGCATATGCTTCTCTATCAATACGATTATTAACAATAGTTGCAATTAAATCAAAATCTTCAATTGGTTTTCCGCCGTATGTAAAGCTAATAAAAGAACGATTCATAAAGGGGAGACGAGAACCGTCTCCCCTATGAGTTGCCTAATAAACCTAGCGCCGTCTTACAGTATCAAAGGCATTTGGCGGCGCCACTGGAATTGATGTATTGGTAGCTAACTAAGTAGTACCATAATCTCTATATACTGTTGCCATTTTACTTACCTCCCTACTCTATTCTGTCCGGGTGATTTACGAGCAATAGAAACCATGCGTTCAAGTGCTTGCTCGCCAGCACGTTGTGCATCATAATCGTTATCCATCTTAGCAACATGCATTTCTACAATTGCTTGTTCGATAACTACTGAATTATCAGTTACTTGAGATACGCCTTCTGTAGCTTTTGAAATACTACCATATCCTTCATTATAAGACTTTAGTAAGGATACTAAAGAATTAGGACTATTAGAAAGAATATTATGACGTAAAACTTGAGTCTATTCTGCGGTTAAGACAGTTTCTGTACCACGCTCACCAAGTTCATAAATGCCATGTCCAACAAAGCCACCTGACGCCTTCTTATCCTTTGTTGCATTACAAAGTACGCATCGGCCATTCGACCAAGAATGCTCTTCAGCATTGGTAATCATAGATTCTGAACCATCAGAGTAGTAATAATATTTCTAGTGCGTCCATTGGTTATTACTGCGATAGCCAATACCCAATTGAGTTTTACCTCCACTACTACCGCCACTGCCACCAGAACCGCCACCAGAACTACCGCCAGAGCCACCGGAGCCGCTAGAACCACCAGAACCTCCAGCAGTTGTTAGATAAGTATCTACTTTACTACCCAAGGTTTCAATCGCGGCACTAATCTTTATAGCATCTTCACTAAATTCAGTTTTTAATCCTTCTAAGCCATTGGTTAAACCAGTCTTATAGGTATAGAATTGTTGTGCTTCATATAAAGCATTACGCATCTCTTGTTCTGTCTTTGTTGGTGAATAGCCCCAGAAAGATTCGGTATTTTCTGCAATAAAGTCGGCAATTTGTTCTGGAGATTTCTCCATTTGCTCATAAACTTCATCCCATAATAATCCATAGGTTTTCTGATATTCTAATGTTTCAGTCATTAAATCAATCTGTTGATCTAATCTTTCTAATTCATTATCTGAAGCTTCTTTTAGCGCATCAATCTGTGCCTACTGTGTTTCAAAATATGCATCTTTTTGCTTAGATGCAATTTCTTTCTATAGACCTGTAATCTAGGACGCAGAGCCTCCAGTACGCTATAGAATACCTAATTGTCTCTATAGTCTACTTAATTCAGTATCATTTTCTTGACGAGAATACATTTCACGTTCTTTTGATAACTAATCAGATAAGCCATCAATTAATGCATCAGCCGCTTTACTAATTGCATCACGCTAATCTTGTAGTTCATCAATCTCTCTCTAATGCATCTCTTCTACTGCCGCCATTACTTTATCTTCTACAGAAATCTAATTATCTTCAATTTCCTTCATGATTTCATACGCGGCGGTTTGATTCTCTGTAACCGCATCTAAATGCTCTTGTACAGAATCATGTAATGATTGCATTTCTTCTTTCTAGCTGTCTATAACGCTAAAGAAAGCTTCTACAGAACTAGAGTAGAAAGAAGCATAATCACTATCAGTAGGTTCTTCTCCACTGGTATTTAATAAAATTTCAGTACCAGAAGAATCATACTTCATATAATCGCCAAAACCTGCATTTTGTAAAATATTATATTGCTCTTCTGCTGAATATTTAGGAGTACCATAATCATCAACTGTCATTAAATCAGATAAAAATGCGAATCCACCCTTATTACCATTAATATAAGTATCATCATTATAGCGTAATTGTCCATATTCATCAAAGGTATATAACTTACTAAATGCGCCAGTATTTAAATCATTACGGCGTTTATTAAAGTATTCTTGTTGAGTATCAGCTAATGCCTAATTAACACTAGCTTGTTCTTTCAAATACTCTAATGTCTTTAAATTACTTTTAGCATATTCTTTACCACGAGCAGTTAAATCTGCTGCGTATTTCGAACGTTTCTTCTCTTCTTCATTTATCTTTTCTTCTAGAACAGCAATACGTTGTAACCAGTTGTACCAACGTTCTATATCTTTAATAAAGGAGTTACGTGCGGTAATATCATTTTTATCACTACCGCCGCCTCCACCACCTCCACCGCCGCCTTTTCCGGCGAGGTCTTTAGCAGAAGAAGAGCCAAGTGATTTCCACATTGCACGTAATTGTTTTAAAGCGGCCAAGGCGGCTTTAGCAGATGCCATTGCGGGTCCGCCATCTACGTTACCTTTTGCAAAGGCTACTGCATTTTGCTCACTAGTGACCGCTTTGCCGCGTGTATTAGACATTCCATGCTTTAATAACTATTCCGTCTGTAAATGATTAAATACAATTGCATCTGAATCAAGATTAACAAATTCGGGACCATCTTGTCCAACCACGAAATAGCGACCATTGGATACCACCAACTCTTGACCAAGTTCACCCATAAGAGTGCCTTGTGCTTTTGCTAAACCAATATTACCTGTAGCACCTGAGGCTGTCTGGTATTTACCACTAAAAGCAGGAGGAATTCCATTTGTACTATAATTAGTAGTTACATTAATAGATTTTTCAGCAGGAAGAGCTGCAAGTGCGGAAAGAATCTAATTAATAATACTAGTTGCCTAATCCTATACTTCAATAGTAATGATTGGATTCATTGCGTCTAGTTCATTAATAGCATTTACAATAGGAGGTAGCTAAGACCCTACTACTTCCTTATCAGGATCGACATCAACGTCAATAATAGGATGCATATTATCAACAGTTTCAATATCTTCTTTAAGAGTTTTTAACTCGTTAGAAGTAGTTTCTATTTCATCACCGTTGATTTCTAATTTGACCTCTGTTGCAGTCGATAGCGCGGTAATCGCACTTGAAATTTCTGTCAATGCAGTAGCAACTTTAGATAATGGCTCAGCTTGTCCACTTAAACTACCTAAAGATTCTACCATAATCGGAATTGAATTACTAATAGCATTAGTAATGGTATTACTTAATGCTGTATCAATACCTAATGCATTACCAATTTCCTTTTCAAAAGTAGCTCCTGCATTTTCGCCACCAGTAAATGTAAATTTATAACCAGCAATATTAACTGTATAAGTTCCATTACCATTATCAGTAGTATTTTTTGGATCACTAAAATATTTTTGTATATTAGCATGGCCGCTTTGAAGTAATTTAGTTAATTCACCTTGTAATTCTGGATTAGTAGCAGGATCAGCCTCTGACTCTTCACCTTCCGTTTCTATAGTAAACTTAGGTTTAATTTGTAGTGGAATATCAAATTCTGTCCATTCCCAGGCCGCTCTAGCGTCTGCTTTATCGGTCTCATTATCAAAATTCATATCTTTTGATATAGTTTTCCACATCTCATTGATAAGACCATCTTTTGAACTTGCCTCATAGTCCTAACCATTAAGATTATATTTATATTTCCAATTGCCTTTGTTGTCGACACTAACATTTATAACTTTATCTTTAGTGCCAATTTTAATAGTACCAGTGATATTACCTTTTTCTTCAAGTTCAGTAGTAAAATCTTGTTTATTGGTAAGATCTACGCCCTAATCAGTCATCTCTGATGCAAGTAAATATGCAGTCGCGTCTTCACCCTCACTAAGTTTATAATTCTTGTCTCCAACTCTAATTTCTGTAGGATTACCAGAATCATCTAACTTAACTCTCTTTTTAACTGCTAAAACATACCTTAATTCAAGAATATTCTTTAATTTATGCTCGCCATAATTAGCAACCCACTGCTATAATTCTTCTTGAGTATGTCCAGTCTGCTTCTTTAAAGTATCAACTACACTAGATACAACTTCATCTTTCCAGTTAATAGTAGTCATTACTCCACCAGAAATCTAAATTGTTGTATCACCAATATCCATAGTAATAACTTGATCATCGCCGAAGCCACTTTCTCTTAAAACTTGTAATATACTTTCTTGAATGTTATCAAGATCGTAATTACCAGAGCGCATTGCTTCATATAAACCTCGAATAGCTGCATGATACGCTTCAGCAGTTGATTTTTCTAGAGTTGTTTCTGATGTAGCAGATTCAAACATCTTACGCATGGAAACGCCATTAATTCTCATATGATCTAAGGCATTAGCTAAATCTGTATTTGTTTCTGCCATTTTAAGAATCTTCTAAACTGCATCTATTGCATCATCTTGCCATTTAACATATTCTGTTCCATCTACTTCAAAAGAATCAGTAAATAATTCATGGAAATCAATACCATTGCCCTCAACGTCAATATCCCCAAGTTCTTCCATTGCTACAATTAATTCTAACATAGCAATTAAGCCATCGAGCATTTCAACTTGAGCATCAGACATTGCTTTGATACCTGCACTCACATCATCGCCCATCATTTCAGCGCTAGATGCAATACCAGTACCAATCTTGCTTAGGTCAACTTTAAATTCACCAGTATCAATTGTTGTAAGAGCCTCAGCGCCTTGTAGAATAAGGTTTGCCGCTGATTCCATCGACCCATTTAATGTTTCACCAGCAATTTCAATTGGTCCACCTAAAGCTGCAATATTATTCATTTCATTTACGATATTATACCAATCAGTATAATCCATGAAGCCTTTTGCAGTACCTTTGGTAGTCTTAAAAGCGTCTTCAATAGTATCGAATGCTTTCTTCCAATTTTCGGCATAATTTAATGGATTGTTCTATGCTCCTGGAATATCACCTGACATAAAATTAAATGAATCGTCTTCAGTAGCTGCACGAGCCTAAGCAATCTATTTTGCTAAAGCTAATTCTGCGGACTATTTTGCCTTATTCTCTTCAATAATTGCACCAATTTCATGTAATTTTTCGCCACGTTCATCGTAGATTTCTAAGATTTTTTCTTGCTGCTCTAATTCTGTATTTTCGCCCTCAATAATTAAACCATATTTTACTTTATCTAATTCAATCATGCGGTTCATATCACCGCCAGTCTCATCGACTAATTCTTGAATATAGTCATATAAAGTATCATCAGTTAATTTCTAACCATCTGGAGTAATTGGACTAATATTCATTACCCAAGATAAATCTGATTCATAATTCTAGGATTCTTCAGTAGCAGTTAATAATGTAGATATTGTTCCATCTTCATTCTAAAGTACTGGACGTTTATAAACATTTACATTACCATTTAGAGAATTTAAAAACTCTTGATCAGATTTTGATAAGCCTTCAGAAGTTAATTCTTTAATTCTTGCTAAAGTAGAACTAGAAGATTTATAATATTCATTAGATTCACGTAAAGTATCATTTAACTCTTTAAATACTAGTGATCCTTGAATTTCATCAATATCCTTTAAACTTTCATAAAGTTCAATCGCGGATTCTTGACTTAATTTTAATCCTTCTTGAGTCTAAACAAAATCTAAATTACCAAGACCCTGCTTAGAAGCCCAATCTTGTAATGTTTGCATATCAGTATTACTTAAATCTCCAGTAATACCACCTTTAATTAAATCAGTAATACTTTCAATATATTCTTGTACAGTATCAGCTAATTCAGCAAGCTCTTGAGGTAATAAATTACCATTTTCTGCTGCTAGTGTGGTAATCTCTTGTATAATACCTTGTATATCCGCGCCAGCTTTAATAGTAAGTATACCATTATTAAAATCAGCGCCCAATCCACGAAGAGTATTAACAACATCTATCATGTCATGTTGTAATGAAGATTTTACTACTGTATATAATCTTGTTAAATTAAGCTAATCACCAACTTTAATGTCTGCAACACTTTGAGCTTCTTCTAAAATTTCAGATTCAACTTTTCGATTTAGTTCAATTAAAGAATCATTATATGATTTAAATGCACTAGTATATTCTTCAGAATTAGTATCCCAGCCCATCTTACTAGCAAATTTGGTAAAGTCGCTAATACGAACCGTACCATTACCTAAAGATTGCATTCCTAATTCAGAAGCATGGAGCATAGCATATTCTAAACTTTTAAATCTATTCTTACCATATTGAGCAAGTAGATTACCTAAAGTCTCATAATCCATACCCATTGCGTCATTTAATGCGCTAATAGTATCAATTTGCTTCTAATCGCGTGCGGTTAAAACCTTAGCAAAAGCATTATTTAAACCTTGAGTTGTATGGCCCGCTGTATCAGCCATTGTCTAATAGATAGACATATATACATCAGCCATATTTTCAACTGAAGTAACTACGCCATCAGCATCAACCATATTAAACTCAGCTAATGCCGCACGTAATGCACCAGTTGTAATTTGTCCAACTGTAATTTCACCTAGCTGATCTAGCGCATCATTAAGAGTATTAATTGCACTATTAAAGGCTTCTTCAATTTCTGAAGCTGTTGCTTCACGGTTCTGACGTTCTGCCCAGCGCTTTACAGTATTAACCGCTGCTGTGCCGCCAGCATTTAAATCAAGAATTTCTTGATTTATAGTTGAAGTAATTAATGCATCATTATATCCTTGTACAGCATAGAATTGATACATTGCGTCAGTAAGTTTCTTATAAGCTTCACTTGTATTACTGCGATCTTCAGCAGATAAATAATCGCTAATATTAACATTCGAAGCAAGACTCTTAATCTAATCTTCGTACCATGCTGTTGCATCATATCCTAAAGCTTCAATCTATCCTGCTTGACGCTTAATATAATCTTGTAATACTGCTGGATCTAATGTCCATGCTTTTACTACTTCATTATAATTAAATAAGGTGGTAGTATCTCCAGTGAACCCAACATCATGATATTGTTTAATAAATTTTTCAATATCCGCAGTGGAAGTAGTACCACTGGTAACCATAGAAATAGCGGAAGAAATATTAGAAGTATAAGTGTCTACAATAGAAGCTAGTTCTTCACTGAAAACTCCACTAATATCGTGTCCAGCCGCAGTTAAGTCAGCTTTTAACTGATTAACATTTAAGACTTTATTTCCTTGTACATCAGCCTTGACATAGCTAGCTAAATCTAAATCAACAAACTAATTATTAAATTCTGCTATCATTTCATTGCTGACATTTGTATAATTACTTAATACATCTCTAAGAACATTTGTTGGACCATATTTCTATAAATCTTCTAAATTTTTATTAAGAGCAACAAGACTATTATATCCTTCAGGAGTAAGCGTATCTTTTTCATTATCAAGGAATGCCTAAATCTTTTCAGTACTTAAATCGCTAGCAATAAACTGTTGTAAATTCTCATTCCATGTATAGCCAATAGCCTACATCATTTTTTCATAGCCTTCCTATGTGCCACGATAGGCCATAGCGAAAGCCTTTGCTTCATTTTTAGTTACCTTATCTTTGATAACTGATTCCCAACCAGAAATACGAGTACCACGTTTACTAAGAATTTCATCCTATGCACTAGTAATAGACTATCTTAATTCTACATCATTAAATTGTGCTGCGTCTAATGCTAAAATTAAATTATCACGCTAAGCTTCATTAATAACTTCATAAATGCCATCGCCATCTTTATCTAATTGATCTAATAATTGTTTTGGTAAAGAAGATACATTAAGACGAGTACCCGCTTTTGCAGAAGCTAAAGATGATATAGCACTCGCGGCCTACTTTTCAGTATCTTTCGTATCTAATTCTCGAATCTAACTATCAATAATTTCACTTGCTGCTTTAGTATAATTGTCAATTTCAATACCAAAAGCATTCTTTAATGCATTAAGAATTTCTTCCGCGCTCGCATCAGCTTTAAACTTAAAGAGACCAGTATCAGCATCATACTCTGTAATATTAGCTAGTATTGCATTAGAAATACTATTAGTATCTTCATCAATAAAATTATTAATATTTTCATGATATGTATTAGCAAAATTCTTTAATTCATCAATAGTTAAGCCATCTTTTGCCATATCAAGAACTGCTTTTGTACGGCCGCCATCTAATGCTTTAGAAATATTATCCGCTGCAGCATTATTAGCAGTCTCAAGTATAGAATTATAAGCCTCAAGTGACATTTCACCTTTATCTAATAGGTTTTTCGCATTTGTTATTAATTCTTGAGCAGCATTTTTACGGCTAACACGACCAATATCAATCCCTGACTCACTTAATAATGCCTATGTCTCTTCAGATAAAATAGCATTTGATGATGCCGTTAATAACTCTTTAATACTATTTGTATACTATTCTACATTTGCTTTTTGTGCATTTTGTTCAGTCGTACTTGATACTGAAGCTTTAAAACCTAAAGATGATAAAAGAGCATTATATTCTTTAAAATGACCAGCTAGCATCTAAGGCCAAATTTCGGTATCAAATTGTTCTAATACTTCTTCTCCAGCACCCGCAATTTTCAATACCGATTCAATTAAAGATTTATTGAAATCCAGTTGTTTGCCTTTAGATATATCTGCATAATTAATATTAATAAGAGTATCAGAAAGTACATTTGTGGTTAAACCTTCAGAAATTTCATTAATTTGTTCTAAATATTCATTATTTTGTTCTAATTGCTTCTTTAAATATTCTTCAAAATTAGTTTCGCCACTTTCTTCGAAATCTTTTACTAACTATTCAAAATTTGCATATTCATTATCTAAATCAGTTCCTTCTAAATGAGTAACGCTTCTAAAAGCATCTTTGCCCATGCCCTTACCTAACTACTTATATAAAGATAGTACAGAACTCCTACGCTGTGCATTTGTCTATAGCTCATCTGCTTTCTTCTAATTCTCACTCAAAATAGAATTGATCTATTCATTAATACCATCCTAGGTTAATACCCAGCCGCTCGCTGCATCACTATATTCATATAATTCATTAAAAGATAAGTCAGTATCTAATTTAGAAACAGTTTCTAAAGCTTCAGAATACTTAACACCTTTACTAAATTTATCAGCAGCTTTTTCTAATTCTTTAGCCTTTTCACTTGTTGCTGCCTATAATGCTTGTAAACCGCCGCCAATATTAATTACTAAACGTTGAGCCGCGTTTTCTAACTAATCAGCTAAATCGTCATAATTTAATTCTCGTAACTATTCAGCTGCACTGATTAATGCATCTTTATCAGTTAAATCTAAACCAATAATAATACTAGCAATTTCAGTCTACTAATCAGATTCTAATTTTCCTATAGTAGTATATATTGTTTTTAAACTTTCTAAATAATTCTTTGCAACTGCCGTTACTCCATCTTTACTTAATTTAGTATATTCTGCAATACCACTGCGTAAAGAACTAATTAATTGAGTAGTTAATTCACCATTATTAGTAGCATCATCAACTAATCCAGAAATATCACTATCAACAATTTTAGCCTTATCTAGCTAATTGCTAAATCCTTTTATAACATTTTCACGAGCAGAATTAAAAGCAGGTAAAAATGATTTTTGTAAATATTCATTCCATCCAGGTAATTCTTCATTTATACCTAATTCAACAAAATCAATATCTTCAAATGCTCTATACTAACTATAATCAATATTCATTAAAGAATCTGCAGCATCTTGATTTGTAAGTAACCAATCTCGTAAATCAGAAATATATTGTTGATTTTTTTCAGTATTCCAATCTACGGCAGTCTTATAACGGCCACCTAACATAAATTTCATTAATGAAGAATATTTAGAGGCAGTCTATGCTTCATCTGGATTACTTAGACCAAAAGTTTCTAAATTCTATTGAACACCAATATCAATTGCTGCTGTAGCTAATGTATCATTTACACCATTAATCAATTCATCAACATTATCAATATATTTTTTAATTCTTTCTCGTGAAGTAGCAATAGATTCAGTTAATGTTGCATAAGACCAACTTTTAATATCATCTAAAGAATCAATATTTTGGCCTACTAAATAATCAAAATTAATCTCTTTACCCTACTATTTGGCCGCGTCCTAAGCAGACTATAAATAACTAATATAATCTTCTGCTAATTTGTCTCGATGCTTGCTAAGGATTCTAACAGCAGCATTATTTGAGGAAGCTCCAGAGCCAATTTCACCGGTATTCCATACATTAGAAAGTAAATGTTCATACCAACGAGTAATAATATCAGGATCTATCTACTAAAATTGTCCTTTAGCCCAATCATTATCATTTCCATAGTATGTATATCCTAAATGTTCAACTGAATGATCCAAGTCTAATTGTTTTACATCTTCTTGTGTGGCAGCCCATTTATTAAATTCTTGTGCTAAATCGTTATACATGTGCACACGATCACTCTGCATAACGCTGCCTTCATTAAATAATACTTGATATATTTCTTCCCAACTATAATCATCAGTTGTAAGACCTAAACCTTCGAGATTATGTTGTAAATTAGTTAAATTTTTCTTTTCAGCTTCTTTAGCTTTTAATTCCGCCTCTGCTGCAGAGAATGTAGCTTCAGCTGTTTTTAATCGTGCAGTAGCAAGTGCATTTTCAAGAGACGTAATAGTAATTGTGCTATTTCCAACAGCGTCTAGTCCAGTAACTAAATTCGGATAAGACTCTGCCAATTGATTCATATACTCTTGATATTCCTGCATTGCTTCGGCAGAAGAATATGATTGTTCTTCTAATTGTTGTAGTTTCTCTAAAGCTGTTGTTAATTCTTTCTATTCACCAGCAGCAGTATCACGTTTGGTCTTGGCTTCCTCATATGCTTTCTAGGCAAGCTCACCTTCACGACCAAGAGAATCATTCATCATGTCAGTTGCAGACTTAATAGTTGCAGCATTACTAAGTAATCCTTTAGCTAAACCAGCAACCGATCCTAAAATCGCGCCGCCGATAGCGGTAATAGGACCTCCTGCGGAGCCTATCATCGCTCCTGTCATAGCACCCGTACCTAAGCCACTTAGGGTATCTCCTGCTATTCCAAGAATTCCACCCTTTAATGTTTCTTGTCCTGCTCGTTTATCATCGTATGGATTCGTACTGGCACCATACATACTCATACCATTTAATGTTTTAATCCCGCCAAGTACTGATAAAGCAGAACCTAAATATGTTCCGCCTAAACTAAGCGCAGAACCAAGGGCACTACTTTTCTTTCCGCCGCCAGTTATTCCAGTAGTTTTAGTATTAACATCATTAACTCCCTAAGTTGCACCTTCACTTAAACCTTCCTATACAGATTTTTTTAACATTTCTTTAATACGCGCGGCAACAGGAGTTAATGCTCGTATCATTCCCTCAAATATACTACTACTCTAACCTTTAATAACAGTTAAAGAAGCTTTAATTGAATTAATTAATAATAATAGTACATTTTTAACAATACGAACTAATTGTGTACCAATAGCTAATGCCTAAACTGGAATAGTACCAAATACTTTAGGCAAACTATTAGCTGCACTAATAACATTAGTAATTGTATCTAAAATTCCTTTATAAAGATCCTATAATCCAGAACTAGTATAAAATTCCTGAATTGTAACCTTCATACGTTCAATTTTAGCATCAATAGAATCTAATGTTTTTAAAGTTTGTAATTCGCCCGCTCCCTCGGCATCAGTAGCTAATTCTAACGCTCTCTTATATTCTTCCACATTACTTACTAATGCTAAGAAACGAGATTGCTGTCTGTTACCTGCCATAACAGTAGCAATATAACGTTGGGTATTCTTATCAATTGTATTCCAAGATTCTGCTAATTCTAAAATAACATCATCAAATTCACGGAATTGACCCGCAGCATTATGAATGCTGATACCAACAGTCTATAATGCAGTATCAACTTTATTTAAACTATATTCCTCACCCTCATTATCAATTCCAACTTTATGCTCTTTTAATTCACCATAACGAGAAATAATAGATTTTAAAGCAGTACCAATATTAGTTGCTGATTCACGAGTGGTAGAAATCATAGTAGCCATCATTGCTGATGTAGCTTCAAAACTCGCGCCAACAGATGCTGCGGATGCAGCAGTCTTACTAATAGCTGTTGCTAATTCTTCAGTATTGGATGCAGTATGTGCCGCTAAATTACTAAATACGTCAGTAACATGTCCAGCATCTGACATTTCAAGTTTAAAACCACGAACCGCGGTAGTCATATAATCAGCAGCGGTCGCATAATCAATACCAGCAATACGGGCCATTTTTAGAGTTTCTGTAGTAAGCCCCATTACATCGCTTTTATCAAGACCCTATTGATAATAAATCTAAGAAACTTCATAAACGCCCTTAATAGCAACACCATACTAACGAGCAATTTCACTATATTTGCCAATCTGATTCCATAAATCATCGGTAGTCATATTAGTAACTACTGCGATTTTTGTCATAACAGCATCTAATTCTTGAATATGCTGTTTCATGTCATTGATTGCTCGTTTAGTTAGATTCAATACTTGATAGAATCCCATCCATCGAGTTACAGCATTTTCAACGTTAGATAATGCTTTTTGCTTTGTTTCTACTTTAGAAAGACTATTAATATATGCCTCTATTGCAGTTCTTGCTTGATTCGCGGATTTTTCATCGTCTTCTAAATGTAAAGATGTACCCATGAACTCATTATATTTTTTAATTAAATCATCTATAACTTGTCTTAATGAGTCCATTTCTGTTCTGGCATTCTTAATATTTTCATTTGCCGCGCTGTCGCCGAGCTTAATTCCAGATAGAGCTGACTTTAAGCCCTCAATACGTTGGACCATTTCCTACTCATTTTCTTCTAAAGTTTCCTTAGTTCCAACTATACTATTGCGGTATCTATCTAAACTTTCTATCGCTGCATTAACAAATGTATCTATATCTAAATTTTTTGTTGGCATCTAAATAATAGATGCAATATTCGTATCCTTTAGATTAAGATTTAAATTACTAAAAATAGTTTTTAACTAGTTTTGTAAACGTGTAACATTTATTGTGGTATCTAAATCTGCTCCATCAAAAATAGTTTGTAATTGAGCAAGCATATTTTTTTGAAGTTCTTGAAGTGCTTCTGGAGAAAGAAACTATTCAGACTTCATCTATGCTTCAATCTACGCGCGAATTTGTGGTATAACCTAACGATATGACTTAGTAAAATCAATTGAGTCTAAAGCTTCGTTTGAAATTCCTAAACTTTCAGCTAAGGTTCTTGCAGAACTTTTTTTCTATTCCGCAGTCATTCCAGAATCTGCTAAGCTTTTATTTTGTAATTCTTTTAATTGTCCAAGTACATCTTCATATTTTTTAAGCTGGCTTTCCATTTCTGCAATGCCTTTCTTAATATTATCACTTTCTTTATTGATAAAATCAGTAACATTACCGCCAGACTTTATTGTAGCTCTAGAAGTTCCTTTATAATCTGCAAAAGAAGAATAGAATTTATCTAAAATATCTCCATAAGAAACTTCAGCTTTAAAAGAACGTTTATCTATACTACCTTCTGCTGCAGCACGTAGCTAACTAGCAATATCAGTAACTTTCTGATCGTTTAAACCATTAATTTGACTATTTAAAGAAGTTATCTAATCTCTAGTTTTTTCTAGCGAAGAATTTAAATTATTTAAATCTTTTTGAGCTTTACTTGATAAATCAGTAAAACTAATATTATTAACATCTCCACCCAATTCTTCTATTAATTTTCGTACTTGATCCGCACCTTTAATACTGTCATCATTAAAAATATTTCCAATTTTACCTTTCTCTAAAGTTGCAATCTCTTTCTCTAATTCTTGAATACGAGCAATGGCTTGATCAACTGTATCAGTATCAGCAGCAGAAAATTTAAGTTCATTTACTCCTAAAGAACCAAATTTATCTCTCGCGGCTTCAATCATTCCTAATAACTATTCATAAGATCTTAAGAATGTTTTAGAACCAGTGCTAGACTTTAGAGCTTCTCCCATCTTGCCCTTTAAAGTATCCACTTGACTAGTAATTTTATTTAAAATACGCTCTATATCTTTAAAGGCGGAAGAATCAACCTTAACAGATTCTTGCAAGACTTTTCTTAATTGATCTACCTGTGCCTAAGCTGCTTGTAAGCCTAAACTTACCTAAAATTCTACAGTATTATTAGACATATCTCTCAACTCCCTTACTCATATATTAAAAAAAGAGCCACTTTCCGTAGAAAGTGGCTACTATCAAATATCCGCATCTATATCAGTATTTAAACGCGTAATATCCATAATCAAATTTCTATAATCTCCAACAGTTTCTGGTAATCCAATAATAGTAAATGTAGAAACAGTTGGGTCGGCCCTTTCTCCCAACCGTAAGTTGATATTACTTACGATCCTAACTTTAGGCATCCATAATACATTTGTATAATTCTGCCCCTCATTCTCATCCTTAGAATAAAACTTTGCTTCTAATGTAAAAAGTCCGTTAAATCTCTCTTTCTACACAGTGTAGATTAAAGCTTCATCCTCATATTCATAGTAATAATCAACCACATATTTCCTATTATTTTCTGCTGGGATTGTCAAATTTTTATCTTTGTATAATTCAATTCGATTTACTTGATTACCAAATCCGTCTACTACTCCTTCAATTCTTTTGCCATAAATTTTCTCTTGAATAGCATCTCTATCATAATCGAATATAAAAGTTTTCTTAATTGTAGAGTCTATGGGACGATGCTATAAATCAATACAACCATTTATCATTGTAAAAGGGCCTTCTTTTTTATTTATATATAATGGCTTCTTATCTTGTCGTGCAGTAACATTCGCGCTCAAAAGGATACTCATGCCTACCTAAGACATAACTCCATCAATCATCTAAAACTAAACTTCACTCCTTTCATCCCAAATTACACGAGGCATATTCGCCCATCCACCACGCGCAAATACGGGTTTATTCTATTCAGTAAGAAGTGACATATTTATATTATCAAAATATAATACGGGTTCTTCTGCTTCAATATATCTATTACCAAATTGCATAGGATTTTTCGCGCGAAGAACTACTTCATATAACTCCTTATGACCAAAATATTGATCAATCATAGGCTCTCACCACCTATTAAAAAAAATAAAGGGCTTCCCACCGGGAAGCCCTATTATAACGCTAATTACTGACCAGAACCAGCACTTAGAGAACCGATATCGTCACCAGAACCAGAAGCTGTAGCAGTTTCAAGGTTGTAACGAACGAGTTTCATCATTTCATTCTGACCTTCATCGTTGGTAGAACGTAGTACGTTTAGAGTCATCTCAAAGGTGGAAGGATCGCCTTCAGCCTGTAGAGTGATAGTAACGTTAGACTGTACCTTAGCTTTGTTGATAACGAACTGGAATGGTTCATCCTTACCAGTCTTCTCAGAACGCATGAAGGTATCGCCAACTACGCGATAAGTGCCTGGGAATGTATCAGGAGAAATGGTAACTTCAACTGCACTTTCATCAGTAGTAGCAGAAGTTACAACATCTTCCCAGAAAATACGAATGTGATCACCAGGGGTAGGATCAGTTAGATCATTGATACCAGCAGCTGGATTCTTAAACTTAATAGTATTAAGAGCGCCCATGGTCTGATCTGCGCCGCCAACTTCGGTAACAGCAATCTGAGTACGAGCGCCAGCAGTAGTACTGTTGGTTCCGCCACCTAGATTGATTAACTTAATTGGATGACCATAAGTTGCCTTTGGATATAGAGTCTTGCTAGTTAAGTGATCCTTTGGAGCAGGAACCTTTCCGGAAGAATCTACAACAACCTCTTCTGCGTGACGAACGATAACTTTCGCGCCAGCATCCTGGGACTTTTTAATAGCACCACCTAGCATAAAGCGTAGGGATTCTAAAGACATAAGGGCATCTTCTAGAGTGATGTTAATTTCCTTACCATAGTCCCACTGTACGAGCTTAGGATTGCCCCAACCGCCTTGCGCTGCGGTATTTTCAGCAGTAGTTTCAATGGTGGAAACTTTTAAGGTATCTAGGAATAAAACGATGTCACCAGCATAAACACCAGCAGCAGCGTCGTCTTCTAGAGCTTCAAAGTAGACGTTAGCAACCTCTTTAATGCCATACTTATCAAAGATATTTACGTTACTTGCCATAAGAGTTTACCTCCTTTATTTGTCCGCGCTAGCAATGGAACGCATCCAGTGCTTTAGCTACGACTTATTAATTTTTGCGCCCGCTAAGGCCGCTTTCTAATTTATATTAAACTAATCACGCCAGCCCATCCGCTTTAGCTAATCATGAAAAGCATAATATGTAATATCCCAAATATTTGCAATATTTAGGCCGCAATCATTGATAGTCATACTACCAATAAGATCTGATAATTTCATATCAGAACCAGTTCCATCCTGTGAATTCTTTTTCGCTTTAGCACGTCTTACCTTTTCACGATTTTCGCGCATTTTCTGTTTAATACGTTTTGTCGCAGGTAAATCATCAGGATAGATAATAATTTCTTCCCCCTCAACTTCAAGGAAATACATACGCCGAAGAATCTACTAAAAATCATAATAGGCCAATTCTGTAATTATACGCTTTTCTTCTATTGGGCCAACATATATTGAAGGTGGATCTAAATTAATAGTAATTTCTTCATGAGTAAAGAATCGAAACGCATCTTTCATATCTTGATTAGTTTTTCTATCAATACTCGCCATAAATAGAATAAACTGAAAATCAGTTAATTCTTCCATTAACTAATTTAATTCAGTGTCCTACTATTTCTCTGTAGGTTTAGTAGCAGTTAAAATTGACAAATACTACTAAAATTTATCATAACCTAAATCAATTATTTCTCCTAAAGTCGCTGGAAAAATTGCACAAATATCTTCTAAAAATACTGGACTTCCCTTTTGAAATTTAAGAATTTCATTATCAGTTAAATTCATTAACCCTATATAACATTGTATAACCGCCAATTTGAGAAGTAAAAACATTACGTTCTGCTGTTACAAAAGATAATGTTCCAATACCTGCCATTTGAGCGCCATTAAACATCTAATCAATTTCTTCCATAATTAAATATGGACGTAATGACTATCCATCTAATACCCACTCATCATATGGACAGGCTACATCAAAACTAATTGTATCAATCTTAAAATCAGGATTAAATACATTAGCAGTAAATGACTCAAATAAGGCAATTACATAAGATGTTTTCTCCGTACTTTCATCCCAAATTTTGGGAGTAATCATAATCTACTTATTTAAAAGTAGAATACCATCGACATCTTCATATTTATTATTATCAAAAGGATCACGTACTTGATATTTGAGCATACGGCAAAGGCGCTAATTCTACATCAATTTATTAGCCATGTTAAATGCGTTTGTACCCATAACAGAGAATCTACGCTATGTAGGTTGTTGAACAATCGCCATTTAACTCACCTCACCAAAGAGGTACTATCTTAATTGTCTTAGTATAAGTCTCACCATTATACTATGCACTTAAAATAATCTCTCCTAATTTATTTTTTGCATTGGCATGAATAATACACTTATTGTCCTTTACTTCAGTTATAGTTGCAAGTGAAGTAGCTTCTAGACTATAAGTAATTTCTCCTATAATTGCACTCGTGCCGTGCAATTCATATGTAGCATATCTATCTAATTTAATTTCATCCTAGCCCTCAATATAAGCAGAAAACTCAACATCCGGAGCATTAATTAAAATTTCATAATCTTCAGTAACCGCAGGGCGGTCTTTTAAACGCATTGTAAATTTTAACTTTCCAGCTGCAATTGCACGCCAGCGCCCCAATTCAGTCTATTCTACTAATGAAGTATTACTAGGAATAAGTTCAATTTCCCATTCATTTAAAGTACCTTCTTCAAATTCAGGAATAATCTCATCACCTATACTATATAAAGGCTGTAATATTGGAAATTTATAACGATCAGTATCAGATACTTCTAATTCACGATCATCATATTGATAGTTTACTTTACTCTCTGTTAAAGACATATATACAATACCTTCAACACTAGTCCAGTCACATTCAATTACAACCCATCCTTCATCTTCAATAATAAAGTTAATGCCACGCATTAATTGATCTTTATCGGTACCTTTAAGTTTTGGACGAGGCATAATAATTTCCGCAAACTTATTTGGTTGCGGTGAAACTAATGAATGCCACATACGGAAATTACCTTTAATTTTAGAATCAACGGAACTAACCGCATATGCCCAAGACTTGTGTAAATATCCATCAGCATCTATCCATTTCAAATTATAATTACATTTAATAATCTAAAATGTCTGATAAGTTTCATGCACTTTATGCTCTTTCTATAATAAAAGCCATTTTTCAATAACTCCATTATCTTGTCTCCATGTTAATATGTCGCCCACCTTTATCGGTATATCTAAGGCGACATATAAAAACATGATTTTCTTTTCTTCTTTATCTTTATTGGTTTGGATTATGCCGCTGAAGTATAATCCTCGTTCAACCGATAAATCTACAACTGTAAAAGGGGATTGAGCCATCCATTTTTCAAATGCTACAATCCCACTATTTTTTAATCGTTCAGCTGTTGTTTCTCCAAAATGATTCACACGGGAAAAATAAACATCAACGTAATTCATTTGGTATATCTAAACCGCCAACTAAATTAATACATTCAAATATTGTCTTTCTGAAATATTCATATGA